GTAACACCTGTATTATTACCCTCTTTTTTAGTATCCGCATTCCCCTCATTCTCTGCACCTTCAGCTTCTGCCATAGCTTCTGCATATGCTTTTTCAATATCTTCACCATACATTATGTCTCCATCTTTATTGACATCTTTAGTAAAGATAGTGCTATTAACTCCTTCTGCAAAATTCTTTACTCCTTGTTGAAATTCAGTGTTCAACAATGTCATTGCATCTTCTGCTTGTTTTAGATCTTTCTCTGACTCATTTTTAAAATTTATAAAATCAAATTTTGGTAATGAATCTAATGCTTGCTTTACACCTAATGATAATCCCGTGAAAAATTCTTTAACTCCTTCAACAAATCCAGAAAGTAATCCTACAAAACTTTTAACAAGATTAGCTAATTTACCTAATCCATCTAGTATTTTTGGTAATGTATTTACAAACCATCCGATTAATATGACACCAAAAAAATCTAATATTCTTCCTAAAAATCCTTTTGTGCTTCTTTGTAATATATTTCCCTCTTTCTTAGTTACACCACTGACTGTTGATGATTCTAATTCATCTTCTCTATTTTTTCTTCTTATATTTTCTCTTCTTTTTCTAAAATACTCATTATCTTTTGCAGTAGATCTAGATGTTGCTAAATTTCTTTTTCTAGTTGTTTCAATGATACCACTAGCAAGAACATTAGTTCTTGTCAATCCCTTAGAAAATTCTGAAGCAGAATCTCTTATCGAATTAATACTTATCGACGATCTTAATAATGAATTTCTTCTTTCTTTATCTGCCATTATACCGTGCTCACATTAAACATAGATTCTGTTATTGTAGGAAAATTATTTGCATAGTCAGAAGTAGAAAATGTAGGTACTTTGTTTGCACCAGTTGATGATGATGAAGTATCAGGTAAAGTAGAACCTATATTTGAGCTGACATCTAATGGGACAGTTACAACCTCTACATTTTCGTCTAATCCTAATTTTTTATCAAAATCATTTTCTCTTTTGAATGGAACTATTGATGATGATAAATCTGTTGTATTATTACCACTTCCAATACCTAATCCCACATCTACAGAAGTAACAGATTCGGTAGTGGTAGTTCCTTCTACATTTTCAGATCCAGCAGTAGCATCAACAATACTACCGTCTTCTAGCATTTTTTTACCCTCTGGTATTGCACCCGTTGCCTTATCTGCTAATCCTCCAGCTAAGTTACCAGCACCCTCATCTAAACCAAATAAACTTACACCAATACCACCTAATATACCACCTATAAGTGCACCTGGCGGTCCTCCAATTGCAGCACCTATTACAGCACCAGTTTTCATTCCAGCACCAAATGTCAAATATTTTGTTATACCTCTGGTAGCAGAACCAATAAACGCTTGAAAATTACTATTACCTCTCTTTTTAGAATCTGCAAAATCAAATACACCCTCCGCAACATAAAGCATTTTATTAAAGGTACCAAGGAGTTTACCACCAAAATTTAATGCTCGTTGTGTGTTTCTAGCAATACTTAATTTCGTTTTTCCAACAATACCTAACTCTTTTCCTAGAGGTGCTCTGACAGTAGGTTTAAATTTAAGAGCTTCTTGTGGAACGATTGGTTTACCTAATAATTTTCTTCCAATATTTAATGTTCTTCTTCTTAAATTTGCAAGTGCTCCCATAAATGGCAAAGATGCTCCTGTTGCAATCGCAGCATTATTAACAACTTGTTGTTCTCTTATAGCAGCAGCATTTGGAGAGTTAGCACCTGCTACAGTATTACCAGCCACTATTCCCAAAATTCCACCAAGTAATAAATTTTTAAACTTAAGAACGTTTCTAGAAATAAATGTAAATAAAGCTTGAAAAGGTCTTGTCAAAATACCTAATACACCAACTCTTAATAAAGTTGCACCAAGTATTTTTGTCAGAGCGAAGACTTTTCCTAAACCAACAGTTGTAGCTAAGACAAGACCACCGATTATTAATAAGTTTGCAACTAATTGTTCTTTGAATTTTTTCAAACCCTCAACGTTTTCTTCAGAGGTCAGTCTAAAAAATGTCAATGTTTGATCAACTAACCAACCACCTGCTAGGAATAATAATGAATCAGTTATTCTACTTAAAATTCCTTTTGTAAAATTAGCAACTCTTCTTACAGGTGTTAATAATGCAAATTGAATCTTTTTCTCTAATGAACCTTCTGCACCTTCTCTAAGACCTTGCTCTGCAAGTAAAGCCTCTCTTCTCTCTTTCTCCGCTTGCTTTCTCTTTTCAAGAGATTCACTTAATTCTAAATTATTTTTAATTGACTCTAATGAGGTATTAACACTTCGTACTTGCTCTTTTATTCCCGATAATTGTAGAGAAACACTATTAAGTGTAAGGGAATTTTGTGTTATCAAATTTGTTGATATTGAATCTCCATCATTTTGAGGTGCAGCAGAACGACCTGTAAAGACACTAGAAGAAACACTTCTTCTTATACCTCTAAGTCCACCAGCTATGGGTGATGCTAATCCTTGTTCCTCATCCATTATTATTTTGTTGTTGTGCTTTTAAATTTTCCTCTTCAACATATTGTTGGAGTAGTGAAACGTAAATTTCTCTCTCCCAAGGCATCATATTTTCAAGTTCAGTTAAACTATATTTATGGTGCTGCATCAAAGCAAAATTTAATTTATAGTATGACACAAGATCTTCATGTGCCATACTTATCCGAAAAAATTCTGCAGCCCCTCAATTTTTATGTCACTTTCGACTTGTGTATTTGGATTGGTCACAGTAACAGTATGTGACAATTTAGGCATAGTTTCAAAAAATTTCTCAACTTTTTTGAATTGACTTGAATTTAATGACTCAATGAACGTAATTAACTCTTTTTTTGTACATTCTTCAGATGCCCAAGATTCCTCTTCAGAGTAAACTTGATCAATACAAGATGCTATGAGTTCAAAAGTATCATCAACATTCATATCCTCTAATGCACCAAAGTTATTTTTAATAAACTCTGTCAAGGATGGATACTTCATTCTCAAAGTATAAACATCATCTAAAACAATATCAGGTGAATGATTTTCATCTTTTTGCACCTTTATAGTATCAACATTAATTGACATAGGCACTTGAGTTTTATTATCATCTGGACAAGTGACCATTACTTCAATTTGTTCTCCAACAGATTTTCCACGAATATTCAAAAACAAATACTCAATGTCAAATGTCGCAAGTTTCTCAACTTTAATACCTTTTGATAAGATACATTTTGTAATTACATCTTTAACTGCTCTTGCTATCTGTTTAGAGTCTTGTGATTCCATTGCTAGAATGAGAATCTTTTCCTCTTTAACTAAAAATGGTCTATACTTTATCTTCCTATTAGATGAAGGAAGAGTCAACTCATAAGTCGGAGTTGAAATGGTTGGTAAAGGCATAATAATTACTACACTTCAGATAAAATTATTTATAGCGGTTTTTAAAAGGTTATCTCATATATGGAGGGAAGGTGCTTACTAGAGCATTATTTCGAGTCGTGTCTGTTCCTGTTCTTGTTCCACCAACTCCAAATTGATATGCTGTATCTCTATTCAATAATGCTAATCCATCCATAACTTCATTTAAACCACCAGCATCATTATAATTTATTGTTCCATTAGTTGTTCTTCGACGTGATCCATTATTCAAATCAAGACCTAGTGCTCTCGCAAGAGATGATGACTCACCACAAACATATCTGTCAAAACTAAAAGAACAAGTTGCTTTTAATACTTGTGAGTTTTGATATGATACTCTAGTAGAATTAAGTGATATAGGAAATAATCCTATAAAACGATACTCTAAAAATTGAAAATGATCTGCTTCAAATTTAACTATCCTCGTGTCATTTGATTTATATTCTTCAGGATATGCCATTTTAAAATGATACGCATCTCTTACAGGGTCTGCTGATGATTGCCCTGAAATATATTCCATCCAATGTTCAAGAAATTTAAGTGACTTATATTGAGTATCAACATAAAAATCAAAACTTATCTGAGTGAATTGTCTTGTATGTGCAAATTTCTCTACTAATCCCTGATAATCTCCAGCAGTGTTTAATGATGCCATTGCACTACCTGGTAATACAGCATCACTACAAAGTAATCCAATATTATCACTTATGAAACGATCATTTATACCTTTTTGTCTCATAAATCTTCTTATCGGACTTCTTGGTAAAACAAATTTTACTAAGAATTTTGATGTCTGAGCTACATTCTGTAACTTAGGCATTATATCTGATATTCCTCTCGGTCTTGGTGCTGGCACTCTAAATACAACTATAGTATAGTTATTTAGATGTCTTATAAGGGAAAATACTACCCATCATTTCCCAGAAAATACAAAGGTGATCCAACTAATATCATTTACAGATCACTTTGGGAAAGAAAGTTTATGGTGTACTGTGACAAAAATCAAAATATATTAGAGTGGGCAAGTGAAGAAATAGCAATACCCTATCGTTCTCCTATTGATAATCGAGTGCACAGGTATTTTCCAGATTTTTATATGAAAGTAAAGGAAACGAATGGAAAGATAAAAAATTATGTTATCGAAGTAAAACCTGCAAAACAAACTAAACCTCCTAAAAAACCAAAAAGACAGACAAAAGGTTACATTCGTGAAGCATATGAATATGCAAGAAATCAAGCGAAATGGAAAATGGCAAAAG